GCCCTGAGTAGCCCTCAGTCTTAGGCTACCAAAGTTGGCTTTTAGTTGTTGAGCACCAAGGGTTTCGTTTGCGTTAGTAGCCCCCCTAAGAACATCTGATATTCCAGAGATTTCGTAGATAGACTGCTTGACAACCTCACGGGATTGATAAAGCTGCTGTAAGGTCTTGATGATGGCACTTGTGTCCATCATGTCTATCGCGCCTTTTAGCCCACCCTTTTCGCTCATGGCTGCCCATGCAGTCACAGGGAACAGTTTGTTGTCTACACCCTCTGTGAATAACCGCCCAAGTTCCTTGAACTCAGCGTTAAACACACCAACCGCCTTGCAAGCCTTCACCAATAGATAAATGCGCTGTGTTAGGTTGTCTAGTTCTTGGGCTTGGTCTTCATATTCGCAGTAATCTGGTACTGGAATCATTGACCCATTGGTTGTTGTAGCCAATAAAGGCTTTGGACAAGGGAAAAACCCTTCTAATTCAAGAGGGTCATCGCGCTCGTCAAGTGCTTGGGGGTATCCCTTGGCAACCCAACAAACCTTCTTTGTGCGTTTGTTCCATATCTCAGCGACTTTAGCCTTCTTCCCGTAGGTCGCTTTCGCGGTCATTGGGTTTTTGGAATCTATATCGTCATTCTGGTCTTGTAATGGGACATTCTTGAACACATCACCAAAACGCTCGATGCCCTCTTCGGGTGTCATGTAGACCCAACGGCTTACCCACCACACCTCATCCCATGTTCGGGCTGGTGAATGGAGAAAGTCTGTCCAATAGACATAATCCACAGGGCTGTGCGCTGAATCAACGCGCTCAATTTCCTCTGTGTTGGTGATCTCTACGCCTTCGTCTGGGTTAAGTTCTGGCATTCCCGTTAGTTCGGGCTGTTCGTTAACAATGATTGGCTCGTAACGCACCCACGCTGTACCGCGACCAGGCAATAGGCGGTCTTGCACCACGCCTTGCATAGCAGAGTCAAAGTCACCAAACTGGGTTACCTCATACTCGATTACGCGCTCTAACATCGTAGAGGCTAATCGACCTACGGGGTCTTGGTCGCTGTATCTACGGCTTACCTCTGGCTTTGCCATGCGTCCGTAGAGTGCAGGGAACAGCACAGAGATGTTTGACCACAGGATGTTGAACTTCATCCTTGGCATCTCAATGGCATCACGCTCGTCTCGGTAGCGTCTTACTACCTTCTTACCGCGCTTTTCCCACTTGTCAAAGACTTTGGTGGCTTTGTCTAGTTGGTCGTGCCAGTACGGGCCTTGATCTTCCTCATAAGCCCCATCATCGTAGGCGTTCTCGTACATATTAAGCCGCGAAGAAGAATGTCACATTCAATGCAGTTCCAGCGATAGTTGCGTGGAGGCTTGTTCCAACATTAGCGGGAAATCTATGAAACCCGATTACTGGTGTGATCGTGCCAGACATAACAGTACCGCCAGAGCCTCCGTCTCTCAAGACCAATGTGCCTGCGTTTGTGCTGTTTACATAGAACCCGATCAGTTGACAAGCCCCTGTCGAGACCGCCCCTGTTTCCGTGATGTTCTTGTATCCACCTACTTCTGCTACTGGTTGGCTCATATGCGTTCCTCTTTATGTGTAGTTTCAAAATCCCACAATTCGTCTAGCGTAATCGTCTGTAAAGTCTTCCCTTTGGGTTGGGGTTCGTTTGACTTGTCTTGACGATACGCGACTGCAAGCATTCTAAACGCATCTGCGGGGTGTGAACACCAATCATGCCTTGGAGTTTGACGAAAAGTTTTCTTGTCCTCATCATATTCTCTTTGGTACTGTCTGAGTGCCTCTAGCCCCTCATCACAGATCGGGTCAAAGTAGCACTTGGGCAGAATCATCCTCACCGCCTGTATCCCGTCCTGTACCCCGATCTCAGGCACTATGGCTAGTTTGCCCATGCCCCCAAGGTGGTTGGCTAGTTGTTCAACAATAGACTTACCACCCGATGCAAGGGTCTTGGCTCTAGCGTCATGGGGTAGGAAGTGCTTGGTGTACCGATAACCTTTAGAGTTCACAACATTGGCTATTTCCTCGATGGATGCGCCTGAGACTGCGTAGTAGTCCATTACATGAATCTCACCCCTGACTACCTGATACCACCAAATCGCGGTGTCATCTCGATAACCTAAGTCCCACGCTGTGAATACTGGTGCATCTGGGTCAAACTTGAGGTCTCTTACTCTGCCCTCGGTATCTACTTGGCGCATCTCTTGTCCGTAGAACGCCCCAAGGATAGCTGCCTCAAACGAGCACTCATACTCTTGGTCATACTGGTCTTGGCTTAATTGCTCACGCGCTGCCCTCAGTTCCGAGTCTGCCAATATCTTAGAGACTGTGGCTGGTAGGCGTAGCAAAAACCAATCAGGCGTTGCCTGGCTAACCCTGTAAATGTCGTGAAACTGATTCTTTCCCTTTGGCGTTCCTCCAAACACAGCCCATCCGAGCCTGTCTGACAGCGTTGGGCGTATCACATTACCCCACACGCTAGGTTTGAAGTCTCCATACTCGTCTAGGTATACCCCATTGAATCCTAGTCCACGCATGGCATCTGCGTTGTCTGAGCCAAATAGTCTGATCTTTGCCCCGTTGACCAGTTCGACTGTCAGATCGCTTTCATTGGTGCTTTTACTTACGGGTTGGGCATAGAACTTTAGGTAATCCCACGCCACAGACTTGGCTTGACTTCTAAAAGGGGCTATATAGGCATACTGCGCTCTCACCCCACCCTCGGTCAATGCTCTGCGTATCAGGTCATTGATAGCTGCGACTGTTTTACCCGCCCTTCGGTGTGCCACCAGACAAGACCATCTCTCCGTCCTTTGGTGAAAGGGCATGAATGCCTCTCTCGGAGAGTAGGGGATGATTACTTCGCGCCTTCCCACTTGACCACCATTTCGATTGGGCCTTCATCTGCGCCCGTTATCTCTGTCCTAGCAAGTTTAGGCACATGGTATTCCACTACGCTTTGGAATAACTCAAATGCCTTTGCAGGGTTGGGTTTTATATCTTGGTCAGGAATGCCATCTGCGACCTTATCCAGCCACTCTGCTAATCTGTGTGCATTACCATCAACAAACAAAGCAATCGCCTCCCTTGCCTGTTGGGTGGTCTTGTTGGGCGTTCCTGATGTGCGCCCTCCCGCTTTCTTCCTACTTTTAACTACTTTAGTTTCCATAGTAATTATTTAGTTATCTTTTCTGCATTGCGTTCAAGTATAGTTAAGTTTTGCTCTTGACCAGGGAACACCACAAAGTTACTTGTCTTTGGTGTGTAAACAGCATCTAGCGCACCTCTTAATTCTTGCTCGGTAGCGTTCTTGTATGCCTTCTTCATGCCATCTAGTGCGTCATCAAGGGAATAGTCGTTGTTCTTAAAGTCTGTGGCTGCGTGAAAAAATGCTGAATCCCCACGATATTTTGTGCCTCTGCTTGCCTCATCCAAGTATTTAACGCCCATAATGCCCATGTCTTTAAGTTGTTGGGCTACTGCGGGTGGAGAGTCATCAAGCCCCTTCATCCTTCGTTCAAATGCTATTTCTTTAAGTATTTGTTCGCCAGTTCCAAAACTTGTGCCAATTTCTTTTTGATATGGGTACAAAATTTTTTGCACTTCGGGACTTTGTTCGCTTAAAGGCTTATCCCAATCTATCATCTTGGGTATCATTTCATCTGGCAAATCAGCCTTATAAAGTGTGCCAGAGCCTGTGTAAGTAACTCCTAATTCCTTAGCGTCACTAATTAACTTGTTGTATTCGTTCACTCTTTCATTGGCTGTGCCTCGGTATGGATACGATTCATCTTTTGACAATTCTTCCCATCTTGTTTTTCTTTTATTGGCAAAGTCTAAAAATTCTTTTTTCCCTAATTTAGCCGCATCAACCAATTCCTGCTGTATGTCAATATCGTAGTTATCTGGGTTTATTGGCTTATCTCCAATTTTTATATAACCAACTTTTGTATTTAAGTCTCTGGCATTTCTTTCGGGCGCAAGTTGATATTGATATCTTTTTGCTACTTCTGGGTTTTCAGCCACATAAATTCCATGTCCATAGGCTTGTGCGCCTTCGCCTGTGCCAATCTTAGACGCATCAAATCGCTCGAAACTATGCGGTGTGCCGTGGTAAACATCAAGCTGCAATGGTTTTGGCGTAATCTGCCCAATAACCGATCTGGTCGGCTGTCCCGTCATCCCTGCGTTGATCTCGTTACCCAATAAACTGAGGTAGCCTTTTACCGCAGGCATTGGGTTGATTGGCGCAAAGCTGCCTATCCTTCCAGCAACATCACCAATTGGCGTATTTGACTTTAATGGCATTGTTTCTAAGTAATGTTCTGTATCAGGATACTTTTGCTGTCCTGTAAACGCTTGGCTAAGAAGTTGTAGCGGTCTGACCATTGGTATTGGTTGGTTCACTACATCGCCAAATAAACCCCGTGTGCCAGCAATACGCCCTCTTAGCACATCCACAGGCACATTGGCACTTGCCGTTATGTCTTGCTGAGACCGATAGGGTTGCATCTGCGGAAATACACCAAAGGCGGGGCTTTGCAATGCTGCCATTCGCTCAATCTCTTGTGGGGTTGGTTGCGATGTACCCAAGGCTTGGGCTAATGCTCTGTAATCAGGCATAAGCGTTTTCCTTCATGTTGATCAGCCCATTAAGCATCCTTGACTTGGTTTTGTGCCATTCCTGAGAATACGCGCAATTCTTGTAATGCTCAAATTCTGGTATTCCAAGAGTGTAATGCGCTATCTTGGCGTTGTGTTGATCTTCACCCACCAAAACATTCCATTCCTCGGGTAACTCACCGATCTGATCGTCTTTGAGCCACTCGAATCTGTGCAGTTCTGAGCCTGTATGATCATCCACAAAATCAGGGTCTAACACCCTATTGTCAGGATGCTCACAGTTCCACAGTATCAGGCTCGACCAATTCTTTCTCGGATAGTTCTCGTTCTTGGTCTCCATCGCTGTGCCGATGTATTTTCTTTTGTGCTTGGTAAAGTAATTGTGCTTAACTACTTGTACCGCCTTGGTAGGGTCAAATAACTTGTCCAGTTCGGCAATGTCGGCAAGCATCAGCATATCGCTTGCGTCCATGAATATTGCCCTACCCTTGAACGCTGTGAAGTAAGGCACTAGAAATCTTTGGTAGATAAAGGTGTTTGACCCGTCTCTTTGCTTGCCAAAAAAGGGAGTGATCGCCACCGCTTCTGAGGTGCGCTCGATCAAGGATTGGGTAAAAACATGATACCCAATAGCCTCCCGAGGGTCGTAGCCTGCAAAGATTCTGATCATTTGAGTGTCAGTTTATACAAGGTCGAATCAATTAAAGCTGCTATCTCGTCAATGATGTTTTGCAATTGGCTCTCGTCTGGCATTGCCTTACGATTTTTCTTGACATACTCAGAAATGCTTTCCAAATACTTCACAGGCTCTTTAGCGTTGTGAAAGTTCTCTGGAAAGTTTTTAATCTTTTCGTAACACCCTGAGTAGGCTTCTGCAAACGAATCTGTCAATTCAATGATTTCTGTGTAGTACCCACCCAATGCCATGTGAACAGCAAATGAGTCGGTTGAGAGGTGCATGAAGTGGGTAACAGTTCCCGAGTGGAGTAATGTGCTTATGAAGTCTGCAACATCTTTTTGGTTTTCGTAAGCCATATATATCCTAAAAAGGTGGGGGAGAGCACCCCCCAAAGGCAACTGCTCTTCTTTATTTTAGCAAGGTTCTTATCGTTTCGTTCAATACACTCATCTCATCTTTTTTATAAACCTTCCATATTCTTTGTTGTCCGTGTATTCCGTTAAACGCCCCTTGATGACAATCTTTACACAAGGGAATGCAAAGGTATTGCTCGTGTTGGACGATGTGGTGTGCGTCACTTGGGCCACTCGCATCACAGACCCCACAGTTCATTTCCTTGATCTGGGCTAAGTGCTTGCGCTCTGCTAGGGTAGGTTTATTGTTCATTTTTTATATTTTTCTGTTTATTTCTTGCCTGAGTTGCCCAATCAGCCCAACGACAATTTTCTTTTGAATAATTGCCATTTACATCAATTCTGTCCAAAGTTAAATTTTCTGGGCAATCTCCCATATCCTCATAAAAATTAGAAAATCTTTGCCATCTTTCGCAAACTTTAATGCCTCTTGCACCATACCATTCCCAATTAGATGCTTTGGGGTTTGTGCATCTAGTAAGCATATTTGCCCAAATTCGGTAAATTTTGCTGTTACCGCCTGATGTTTTACCATGTGTTAATCGTGCAATTCGACCTTTTTCTTGCATTGTTGCCATTCTTTTGCAACCACAAGATTTTGCTTTGCCAGCATTTAAAGTTATTTGCTTGTATTCTCTTACTGAGCCACATTCACAAACACAATTCCAATATTTGTAACTTTTTTTTCTTCCGTAAAACGATAAAACTGTAAGTTGACCAAATTTAGTGTTAGTAATGTCAAGAATTATTTTTGCCATGTTGAACCTGCCATAAAGAACCAAATTAAAAGCAATGGCAGAGAGTGGTTCATTCTCCTTTTCCCCCGCTAAAGGTAGCCATTACAAAAATTTTACTCTACTGTCACTCCGTTTTGTGTAGACCAAGCATACAAAAATTCCACAAACTCACTTGCTTGTTCTTTTGTTAGTTTTCTGCTCTGTAAACCAAGCTGCACAATTCCAGACCCATCAAGACTTGGCACTATGCGTCCTTGAGGCAAATTGGCTTGTTTGGCAAATTCATTTAAAAGTAATCGTTTCCAATCCTCTGCGTCCCACTTTGCGCCCAAGTGCGAGGCTTGTTGGGCTATCTCCTCAATCATGGCGTGATACTTGGAATTTTGTGGGCATGACCGACTAGCGTTTTTGATTTCCAAGGTCAATTGCTTGCCAGATGCTAGGGCTTCTTTGACTTTTGGCCACAGCGTTCCCATCACCGCAGTCGCGTTGTCCTTGTTTAACTCTACTCGCATTCTTGCACCATGATGTTTGCACCAGCAGTCTCAGCATAGACCTTTGTGATGTGCGCCTCAACGATCTGGCTGTCATCAACATAAACAATCCCGTTCATTGCATCAGTAATGCTTTTGTAAACATTATCAATATCTATTTTTTTGGGATATTCCACGCCCCGTAAACAGGCTTCCTTGCGCTTTTTGGAGTAAGAGGCGGGTACTGCATATCGGAGGTATAAAAACACAGTTAAAGCCCCTTTTAATGGCTCTGTTGCGCCTATTGCTTGTCGGGCTTTCATTGCTACTTGGGTTTCGTAGTCAATTGTCTTAGCATCGGTGTAGGTTTGGACAAAGTTTCCCCGTCTGGCAAACCGAGGTCTGCTTTTGGGTACGGGGTCACCTTCGACCTCAAAAGTTACGATTAGTGTCACGCAGTTCTTTCAGTCTTTGTTTTATCAAGGTAAGCAGAATAGGAAAATCCTTTTGGTATTTCTTGATCATGTATCTGGCGTGTTCTATGGTCGCGGGGTTCTTCACCAGCACCACATAATGTTTCGCAAGGTAATGCTCGAATGTCTCCCGTGAGTCGTAGGGCTTGAGTTGTGAGAAATACTGGCATAAGCTGCCCTTCTCTGAGTCGGTCAAGATGGGCATGGGCTTCAGTCTTGGTCATATAAGTTTCATTCCGTAATTGTTAACGCCTGAGTAATTCCAGCCTGGCTTGCGTTTTAACTGGTTTTTTTTAAACTGGTTGTAATCCACAAAATGATGCCATCTATCAAACTTCCACACAACTTTTGAACAATCTGGGTGTAAATCTTCCAACATTTTGGATTTATTTAATGTGCCTTCTTTGGCGTAAAACATATCGGTATTGCCACCCGCCATTGTTTGAGTTCTTACTTTGTCAGCAAGAAAAGCATTAAATTGAATTGTGCAATCTCCGTCTTTTAGCACCCTAAGAGACAAATGCGTGTCTTCGTTGTACCGCCCTTCCCAACGATATTTGATTGAATTGCTAACCAACAAACAAGAATAAATCCTAGTGTTCAGCACAAAAGGCGGGGGGGTATCTTTGCGTTTGGCAAACATGGCGTAGTTAAAACCAGCCAAAGGCACATTTTCGTATCGGTCAACAAAATCCTCGGCAGCTTTAAAAATGGCAGGCGTTAAGCATTTGACTTTGAGGTTTTGGTTTAAACGATAAAACCCATCCATGTTGTCATCCATAACCCAATGGCGTTCTGTGTTGCTGTGGTCAAGGGCAAAGTTCCTTGCTGCGCCAGGCCCTTTCCCCTTCGCGTCCCCCAGATCATCACAAGTCACATACTCGTCTAAATACGCCTGCGGAAGAACAACAACTTTATTTTCACCAACCGCCTGGGCATATTTATCAAATTCTTGTTGTTCAACAATGATTTTGTAATTTGCGCCCATTTCTTCCAAAGCATTGGCAGTCAGGCGTTTGTCCCATCTACCCTTTGAAACTATGTAAATAGGGTATTTATTCAACATATTTCTTGTTAGCAAGGGTTTCGCGTTCTTGTTTTGGAAACCAAATTGATTGGGTTTTTATGGATATGGTTTGACTAACCATAGACGCAAACTTTTGCAAATCCTCGTAACTGGCAAAGTTCACCCGCACCGAATATTCTGGCAATAAGTTCTTTTGTTCAAACTCTGGCATACCTTGCCATTCTTCGCGCCAGGCTTCTTGTTCACCAAAAAGCACTTCTTGTTCTAAATTTGGTTTGGCGTAAGGCATTACTTACCCGTTAATCGTTTTATGTAATCACGAACGGATACAGGCATAGGCGCAACATTCTTTGTGTCTTCCTCAATCTTCACCAAGGCAGGGTCTTTGAAGTTTAGATTTACATTCACAGTCATTTCAGGCACTTCAGCCCCGTCCCACCGCATTTGGTTGATATAGACCAGAGGTGCAGGGATAAACGCCCCATCGCCCTTTTTCCATTGGTCGGTGGTCTTCATCCAAGTGACGTGTTTTATTATTTGATCTGCTTGTAGGTCAAGTTTTAGTTTGTCCCACTTGGCTCTGCATTGGGCTTTACCGCCCTTTCTTACATTGCTAGGCCAAGCCTTCCAGAACTCTTCAAACATTGCATTTCCTTTTAGACATAGGTTCTCCAAGGGTGAATAGAGTTCAATCTATTAACCTTCTCCAGACTTAATTGATAAATAAACAATAAAGCCCCAAGTGCGCGTGACGGATTGATTCGCTTATACAAATGGGTTGTCTCACCATGTCCCATCTGCTTTACCAGTCGCTCAATCAACGCTGGTCGCCTTTTGCTCACGGGTGAAATGAGTGCGGTGTTTCTTGGGTTCAGTCCATGCAGACCATTTGCTAACGCGCCCTGACGGGTAAGGCAGAAAGCAAAAAACCCATTGGTTGAACGAGCTTTAGGCTTGGTTGCCGCATAAAGGGGTGCAGTACCACGCACCTTTAGCTTTGACAAAGCCCGCTCACCAATGGGTTCTGCGGATTTCGTTGTACTGGACTTCAACGGGTTACCAATCCGTTGATGCTTTGGATTATACATACTTTTATTTTTATTTAAACCACTCAGGTTTAAGAACCAACAACTGCCACATCCTTGCCTTGGGAACAGTCTTCCATTGCGAAACCGCAGCTTGGCTGATACCAAGTATGTCGGCAAGATCACGCTGTGAGCCTGCCAGACGGATAAGATGTTCTTTTGTCATGCC